CACAGGCTGAATTAGCAGCCCTCAACGTAAAGAACCTATCTGCAAACATTAGCAATGATTTAGCCTTTGCCCAGCAGCAATACAAGGCAGCTCAGTCAACCCTTGGTATTACAAACTCCTACCAAGGCAAGTCGGACTCAACCGCAGTATCAGGCATCGCAAAACAAATTCAGGTACAGCAAGCTAGTGGCCGCCTTCGCTCAAAGGAGTCAAATAAGTACGCGGCATTTAAGGAATTATACCAAACAATGTTCGAGTTCAAGCTCGCCTTTTATGATGAGCTTCGACCATTCGTGACAAAGGATGCCAACGGGCAGGACTCATTTGGCGACTTCAACAAGTACGCTTTTCTCGTTCGCGACAAGGCTGGTGAACTCTATTACAATACAGACTTCATCTTCAATGCTGATGCAGGTATGGGATTGCCAAGGGACAAGATGTGGCTATTCAACCAGGCAACGGAAATGTTGAAGTATGGGGCGTATAATCCAACCCCGTCGAGTGTCACCCTGTGGACACAGCTTGTAGCACAGAAATTCCCCAATGCTAAAGTAATCCTCGATAGCATTAACAAACAACTTGAAGCACAGGCAAAAGCACCACCCGCACAGCCAGAGTCGAAAGTATCTATCAACTACGAGGACTTAATGCCTGACGCTCAATCTCAAATGTTAGGTAAGATGGGCATTAAGTCACAAGGAGGACAACCAGAACAGATGGGGCAGCTATTACAAATGCCACAACCTAACGCAACGCCACAACAACCTGCACAACCTCAAGAAATGCCACCACAAGCCACGGGACAGCCTATGGAGCAACAGCAACCACAACCGCAAGTAAACCCGCAGGAGCAAGTTCAGCAGGTCGTAGAAGAGGCGTTGGCTAATATGACAGAAGAGGAACGCCAAGCCTTTGAGAATGCGACTGACGATGAGAAAATGCAGATAGTTCAGATGTTGATGGCACAACAAGGAGGTGGGCAGGGTGGCTAAAATGGTTTATTCGTTATTAAATAGTGCATCAGGGACCCCGAATGTTAGAACATGCAATTGTATCGGTAGTAACTGCAAGGACCCAACGTGTCCGATAGTGCAGCGTGGTAAAAGCAAGGCTCAGACAGGCAAGATATCACCGTTAACAAAAAGGTGAATGGCTCTAGGAGAGGATGAATAGCAATGCCAAAGAAATCAACCAAAAAGCCAACCGTCAAGATTGACATTATGTTAGCCAAGAGTATGCCCGGTATTTCGATGCCTGGCAAGGGAAAGAAAAGCGGAACGAAGAAGGGTGGTAAGAAATGCTAGACCAAATTGAAAATAACTTTAAATGGCATCCTCCTAAAGATGGTCAACCCGTGAAGTACCAACTACTTAGGGACCAAGCCAAAGCACTAGCGGTCATGATTGAGTCGTATTGTCCAAACTCAAGGGAACGCTCATTGGCAATGACCAAGGTTGAAGAGGCTGTATTTTGGGCTAATGCGAGTATTGCAAGAAACTAAATCCGACCACACTTCAACCGTGGACGAAATAAACGCCAAACGACGAACCGAGAAGGTTCTTACTTTATGCAGTCGTCTAAAGCGGCGACATTACCTCACTTGAAAGGTGGTGATGGCAATGAAAGACAAAATGAAAATCCCTCAAAACAGCGCAGGGTACATCAAGGCAACGAACATGGACAAAAAGAATGCTGCGCCTAAGAAGTCAACTGGCAAAGACCTTCGCTCGGGGAAATAAGTTCATAGCGGCTAAAGACGGGTAATACGAACCCGTCTTTTCTTATGCCTAGTAGTGGCGGTAACGCTCACCTAACGAGTGATACGGCGGCGGCTGAAAGATACGCAAAGGAGACTGATTATGTTTAAGTTTTTCAATTTGAATTTACGTCCATTTATGGATGAGGTAGATAGCGGAAGTGGTGGGGTCGCTACATCGCAAGAAACAACTTCAACGGAAACAACTACAGACACGGATACCTCAACTGAACAATCGACAGATTCCACAGAGTCTACTACGGACCAAAGTGAAGGAACGACCGATGCGTCAACTGAGGTAGATACCAAGCCCAAGCAAACTCCTGAGCAAGACAGAGCCTATGCAGACCTTAGACGTAAGGCCGAAGCCGCAGAACGTCGAGCGATGGAGGTTGAAGCGCAACGTCAAAGGGATATTCAAATCGCAAAAAAGTTCGGGCAATACGGAGTGTTCTCCGACGCTGATGTAGCCGAGAAGTATGGTCAGTCGCATGGAATTCACAACGTAGCGCAATTTGAAGAAGCTCTAAGACGTGAAGAATATGCCGCCAAGGGAATCGACCCCGACATGGTAAAAAAGCTCGTAGATGAGCATCCAGACCTTCAGGCGGCAAGGGAATTTAAACAAGCTGCAATCCGGGCGCAGGAAGATAGCTTCCTTGTCAGTTCGTTCGATGAGCTGACAAAGGAGTATCCGGAGATCAAGGGTGTAGCTGATGTCCCACCGGATGTTTGGCGCAAGTGGAAGAACGGTAGTACCGGGTTGACGCTGAATGAGGCCTATCTTGTCGTCGAGAGAAAAAATATCGAGACGAGGAAGATTGAGGCTGCTAAACAAGCTACGCTCAACAACATTCAGTCGAAGGATCATGTGAGGGGTAACGGCAAGGGAGTCGAGGGGGATACGGTGAGGATTCCTGATGATGTCATGGAGATGTACAAGAAGTTTAATCCAGGTAAGTCAATGGATGAGTACAAGAAGCATTATAAGGCTTCGCAAAAATAAGGAGTGAGTTAAATTGGCATTTAAAGTAGTAGGTGGTCTTAATGGAACACAGGCACCATTTGAGTATTATCTTTTAACTGATAACGAGGGCGCAACCTTGGGGGAGGCGTTATCGCAAACGTCTGGGCGATTGACGAAGTGCGCGGCTACCGGGGTTCCAGAGTTTATTGCAATGTGTGACCGTACTGCAGAGTCAACTTCTGTCACTGATTTGCCCGTTATTCGAGTAACTGAGTTGTTGGAGTTTTCCACAAAGAGCATGGCGACTGTTGCGACTACTGTTATTGGAACGAAGGTTACATTGCATACTGACGGGCTTTTGGTAACGGCAACGAGTTCGAGTGGGGTGTTCGAGATTAGCGCGACCGATGGGGCGACGACTACTTCCAATGTGAAGGGTTATTTTAGGCGCTAGAGTTAGCGCGGTTAACGAGGGACTTCTCAAAATGAGGGGTCCTATTTTTATTGAAATTTAAGGAGTGAAGGAAATGATTTTTAGTAAAGCAAGTAACCTAAACGATTCCATCTATGGAAAAAGTCAAGAGCCAATCAAGATGATGCTGGAACAACAGGAAGAAGCTTTTCAAAAGATGAGCATCATTGATAAGGTGTTTTACATGGACGAGACTAAGGACTTTGCCAATAAGTACACATCCGAAACAAGTCTCTCGGATTTTTCTCCTGTAGGAGAAAATGGAGCATATCCCGAGTCATCATTCCAGGAAGGGTATGCAAAAGTCATCGAACCGGAGACTTGGAAAAATTCGTTCTCTATCACGCAGGAAATGGTTGAGGATGCCAAGACAGGAAAAGTCAAATCTAAGGCAACAGCCTTTATGCTTTCTTATAACCGCACTAAGGAAAAGTTCGCGGCAAGTATCATCAATAAAGGGAATGCCACAACTATGAGTTTTGGCGGTAAAGCATTTGACATTTCCTGCGCCGATGGTAAGGCATTTTTCGCAACCGACCATTCATCGAAAACTGGCGGAACTGGTGCGCAATCGAATCTCTATAATGCTGCATTCTCTTACAATAACTTAGGGTATGCGGAAGAGAAAATGCATCACTTCACCGATGACGATGGCAACTTGCTTAGTGTTACGCCTGACACTATCGTTATTCCAGACAGAGCAGATATTAGGAAATTAGTATTTGAGGCTATCGGTTCTGAGCTTAACCCTACCACGGCTAACAACGGGGTAAACATAAACGCAAGTAGGTGGAATGTTATTATTTCTCCCTACTTTGAGGCAATGACAGGAACAACAGCAGGACTCGACACTTGGTTCTTGCTTGACTCTGCATTCAATGATGCGTATGAAGCCCTTGTGTGGCTTGACAGAATCCCGTTAACAACCAAGTCGTATATTGATGAAAAAAATGATGCCAATATTTGGAAAGGCAGATCAAGGTATGCCGCAGCTCCCAATAATTGGAGAACGATGCTCTGCTCTGCCCCTGGTCTGTCGGGTGCAAGTTCATTCGTATAAAATCCAACTAGGCGGGTAGAAATGCTCGCCTTATCTTATTTTTAAAGGAGTGAATCATATGCCTGAAGGAGTTAGTAATTACACCATCGTAGACGCAGAATCATTCTCCATGGGCGGCGTAGCAATAACAGCAACCGCCGCAGAACTTAATCGTTCTATGAAAAAAGTGACAGGCGCACTCGCGGCTGTCGATACAGGCGGCGGAATATTCGCATGGGCAAACCCCGAAGCAGGAGCAATCCTAGTGACTCATGTAGTCCTAAACATCACCACAAAAACTACTGGAGCGTGTTCTATTGACGTTGGCACTACTGCCACCAGTGCAACGACTTCCAGTGATACTCTGATCGACGGAAAAGACATCGCTGCTGCAACGGGTATCTTTACCAATGATGAAAGTGTGGGAACAAATGGCAAGCCATTCAAGCGTCTGGCATCCGGTAAGTGGGTAACAGGTTCGGTGGTAAGTGGTGGGGCAAGCGCAGGACTTGCTGGCACTTACGAAATATACTACACAGCACTATAGGGGGCTTAATTGCCCTCTTCTTTTTAGGAGGATTTATGTTAGAATCTCAAATTGACACATCAACAACAGAACGCCAACTACTCTATGACATTCGCGCAGAATCTCGCAAAACAAACGAACTACTCACACAACTTCTCGAAGTTCTAAACCCAATCGCGAAGGGCTTAGTGCTAGGAGAAGAATTGAAGGGGGATAGCATAAATGGCGCATTGCCCATTAGTAAAAGAAGTCCTGGTTGTAACGACACTTGTAGCGACAGCGCAAAACATAGCGGTAAACGGAAGACCGTGCATGATAAGCAACACAGGAGCGCAACCCCTGTACTTTCACCCAACGGAGACAGCAACAGCAGCAAACGGGTTTCTCGTTCCGGCCGGGACTCTGTTGCAGGTAAAGTTCTCGGTGAAAAACAATTTGTCAGTGATCTCTAATGCTACGGGGACGAGTTGTGCTGTATTGATTTTGGATATTTAGGGGGTGGGTAGATGAACCTTGGAGAGATAAGGGATTTGGCGTACAAACTCACTAACTCTTACAGTGCAGACGGGGAATTGCTACCTTTGTCTGACACAATTGACCAAAAAATTGCATTTAATGACTTTTTAAACACTGCCCAAAATAAATTTTCCGAAAAAGACAAAATCGAAGCAGTCTATCCCATAACTCAAAACCCTATACCGAACTTACTTAATATCTACAGCTCATTTAATATTGTTCAGCATTTAGATGCAGACATCGAAGTATCAGCCATAGGTGTTAAATCGTATTATTTCGAGGTCGATAAGGGCTGTGTTGTCCACCTTGAGGAAAGTATTGACGGAGTGTGGACAAACCTTTCCACGCTGACCATAACGGGCATCAGTGGCTTTACGGAGTACAAGGGGCTAGTTACCCCTTCGAGCGCGACTAACACTGTTAGGATGCGTTTCTCTGGATCATATCCATACAACATACGCCGAACCGCTTTGTATGGCTATACGTTTGCTAGTGCTGCTGACGTGCCGCGTTTTCAGCCGTACATTAAATACGAATTGCCGAGCGATTATATTGCCCTTAATAAGGTTGTTCAGAACTCGGATGATAGATTACATTCCACTTTGATTGATTATTCTATCGAGAAAAAGAATTTAGTCATTAATTATTTCTATACAGGAAGTTTTGATGTGCTGTACTTCAAGCGTCCGACTAAATTAGTTCTTGATACCGACGAACCGGAGATACAAGAACAAAATCATAACTACTTGGCATATTTTGCGGCTGGAACTTGGTTGTTCTCTACGGGAAGTCAAGCCCAGGGGTTAACATTACTTAATATTTTCGATTCATTTATGACCGAATCGAACCCGACGGTAGATGAGCAAAACGGAACGATAGAGAACTACAATGGATGGTAAGGGGATGACGATGTGGCCCAAGTCAAAATTCCTAAATTTGAATCGACAGCCAGAACATTAACTTACTCTGACTTTAGTGGTGGACTAGATTACCTTACAAGTCCTAGTATGTTGAATCCTAAATTTTCCCCTGAGTGCCAAAACGTTCGCGTGCGTGATGGGAGTATTTCAAAGCGTTCCGGATACTCTCGCCTATTCCCAACTAGCCTTGGAACGGGTCAGATAAATGGATTGATCCAGTACAAGAAGGCGAACGGTGATAAATACGAACTTGTAGCTCATAGTGATAAGCTTTATTTGATACCTGATATTGATATTTAAAGGAGGAATTAGCCTATGCCAATGTCAACCTATCTCAAGAATGCCTTAGTCAATGTCACTCTTAGGAATACAGCCTATACAGCTCCCGTAACAGCTTATATCGCATTATACACAACGGACCCTACGGTGGCAGACGCAGGAACAGAGGTAACAGGTGGTTCATATGCTCGTCAATCGGCGGCGTTCGATGCCCCAACAGCAGGGGCTACGGCGAACACGTCTAATATAACATTTCCGACAGCCACGGCAGACTGGGGAACAGTTACTCACGTTGGAGTAAGGGATGCGCTCACGGCGGGAAATTTGCTTTACTTTGCCCCATTAACTACAGCTAGAACAATTATCACAAATGATCAGCTAGTTATATTGGCAGGACAACTAACTGATACGTTAACCTAACCCTAGAAGGGGTGATTAAATGACAGTTTACAACGGCAGCGCAGACGTTATTTCTAGCTCTAGTTTAGTTGCGGAATTAAACGGAGTATTTATTTTTGGTAGTCAAATTACATCGTCAACAACTCTTACGTCTCAGGCTAACGGGATTTTTCAATGCAGTGGAATCGTAACTGGTTCCGCTACTATCGAGGCCGCAGTTGGAGTAATCCAACGAGGTAATGCAGTCATAGCGTGCCTGGCTGAGCTAACGGCGAATGCTGCCAATAAAGTTATGACAGCAAGTACAGAATCAACCTGTACTGTTCTGTGTAAATCAGCTAAAGCAATAAAGGGAGGCCTGGCGAACGCAAAGGCTTCTTTTTTTACCATTTCTGACACCCTGTACATGAAAAATGGAACAGATTATATCTCATTTGATGGTGCAACGGTAACGAATGTCATAGAGACAGCTTATGTTCCCCTTGTGCTTATCGGCAGGAGTCCATCAGGCGTACCCGATACAGGAACAGTAAACGAGTCATTCAACTTGCTATCGGCAGGCTTTCGCATTTCTTTTAGCTCTACCGGGGTAGGAACGACATATACGCTTCCCTACACAAACCTAGACGCAACAACGGTAACTGCGATAGTTAATGGCGTTCTAATAACTGAGGGTTCCGGGCTAACGGTGAACCGCACAACAGGCGTAGTGACATTTAATATTGCGCCAACTATCGGGACCAACAATGTGATTATAACGGCATTTAAGGAGTCCTTGTATCATCCTGAATATATCCTCAACTGTACAATTTCAGAAGTGTACGGCGGTAAAACGGAATCAACCGTATTTATGAGTGG